GAAACTGCTTGAGGCGAAGATGCAGGAGTGGCTGGACAGTTATTTTGGAGGATGAGCGAAAGCGAGGCGAATACCGATGATGCTGGAACAGGAAATCGCCAGTATTATGGCTTTTGCGCTGTCCACGGCTGGAAATCCGAAGCCGTACTATTGGGATGTGCCGCAGGACTTTGAGTTCCCGGCGATGTATTTCCCACAGCCAGAAATCAACACAAGAGGCGAGACTTTCCGCACGTATGCAATGGAATACATCTGGTATATAAACGTCCTTGCCAAGACGACAGAGGATGCACATGCGAAAGCGTGGGAGGTACTGTCAGCCCTGAAAAGGGCGCGTAACCTTGTGCCTCTGATTGAGACGGACGGGAGCGCAAGCGGCAGCCGCCTCCGGCTGGACGACCCATCCCTGAAAACCGTTGACACGGGCGTTGTACAACTTGCCGTGAGCTGGACAAGCCGCAGACCGTATGACTACGACGACGCGGTGAAGATGCAGCACTGGGAGGTTGAGGGCTGGAACAATCCCGATGTGTATGTGGAACGGAGTATTTCGGCAGCGTTTGACAGCGCAATCAATGAGTACATGAGAGATTACCCGCACCCGGAATATGCCCACGAGGGCACAGAATGACGGCTACGGGCGATTTATCAGTCAGGAGGTAAATTATATGGCGAAGAACACAACGGGCACTACCGTTGAAGCTACGGCGGCTGGCGAGCCGAAATACACGCTCGACCAGTTGCGCAAGCATACGCTCGAACTGTTTGGGGTGGAGACATACATCTTTGACGGCGCGACGTATGGTATGGCGGGAGAATATTCCGTCGAGGAAATCAAGAACACCATCGAGAGATGGGGAAAGAAGGAGGCTAAATAACTATGGCTGGTGGAACTTTCGACAAGGCCGTGGGCAAAGTTCGCCCCGGTACGTATGTCAATTTTGTCAGTTCCGAGCGCGAGAGCATCAAGGGCGCGGAGCGCGGCACGGTTATCATCCCTCTGCTCAATACGGATTATGGTCCTGCGGGCGAGGCGATTACCCTGACCGCCGCTGCTCCCGATGAGGCGATGGTCAAGCTCGGATGGAGCGTCTACGATGATGATGCGAGCGGGAATATGCTGCTCATCCGGGAGGCGTTCAAGTGCGCGAGCAAGGTGATTGTGTACATTTGCACTGCCGGTACTGCGGCGGCTACCGTGACCGCTGGCGGCCTTGTGGCTACCGCGAAGTATAAGGGCACGAGGGGCAATAAGCTCTCGTTCTCCGTTGTCGCCAATCCTGTGAGCGGCTTTGATGTGAGCGTTTATCTGGATGGCGCGAAGATGGAGAATTACGAGGGAATTACCAGCTACGCTGACCTTGCTGACAGCGAGTGGATTACCTTCGTGGCGAAGCAGACCACGCCCGGCACAGACGACCCGATTTCGGCGGTTGCTGGCGCGACCCTGACGGGCGGCACAAGCACCACGACTACCAATACCAACGTGACCGACTTCCTGACGGCTGCCGGTGCGCTGAAATGGAATACGATGGCGTTCCCGTCTACCGATGCCACCCTGCTCACCGCTTGCAAGACCAAAATCAAGTATATGCGCGAGAATGAGGGCAAGACCGTTCAGGCTGTCGTGTCGAACATGACCAGCCCCGATTATGAGGGCATCATCAACGTCATTAACGGCTATGTGCTGGACGGTGTGACCCTGACCGCTGCACAGGCGACCGCGTGGGTGGCTGGCGCGACTGCCGGAGCGACCTATGTGCAGTCCAACACCTACCGCGCCGTGGAGGGCGCAACCACCGTGAACGGTGTCAAGACCCACGAACAGTCTGTTGCCGCTATTCAGGCTGGGCAGTTTTTCTTCTCTACGTCGGAGGCTGGCGCGGTCGTGGTGGAGTATGACATCAACTCCCTCGTGACCTTTGCTGACGGCAAGGGAGAAAGCTACCGCAAGAACCGCGTCATGCGTGTGCTGGATAGCTTCAAGAGCAGCCTGATGCTGAACTTCCCGCCCAACAAGTACGATAACAACTCTACCGGCTGGGTGATTATGGAGGGCATCGGCAGAAGCATCCTCAAGGTATATGCGGAGGCTGGCGCAATCTACGATGTGGATTACGACAACGATTTCAAGGTGGACACGGAAAACAGCTTTGGCGACCAGACCTACTTCATCGTAGGTATTAAGCCCTCCGACAGCGCGGAGAAGCTGTTCTTCACTGTCACTACTCGATAAGGACAGGAGGTTAAGAAGATGGAGTACAACAAAAATCCCATTTCCCTGCGTGAGGGCAAAATCTTCATCGACGGCGTGGAGTGCGCAGACAGCATCAAGTGCGACATTAAGGTTACGCCTGATGTTTGGACTGGCAGACAGCTCGGAGAGAGCACTCCGAGCAGCCGTTGGCTGGGATATACCATCACCGGCAGCATTACCCGCCGCCGCTCGACCCCGTGGCTGAAAGAGGCGATTGCGAAGTATGCCGCGAGCAAGTCTACGCCGGAGTTCAAAATTCAGGGCATTATGGATGATGCCAACAGCGACTTTTACTCCGACTATGGCACGGACACCGTGACGTGCGTGGGCTGTGTTCTGACCGGCGACCTTCCTCTGACCGCGCTCGACAGCAATGGCGACGTGGTGGATGATGTCATTTCGTTCAACGCCAAGGACATCGTTTAAGGCGAGGCAAGCCCCGTTCCTGTACCCGATAAAGGAGCGGGGCTTATTGCCGTATATCCCATAATTTCAATATTACGAAAAGGAGCGAACAATCATGGCGAAAGACCTGAAATATTTTATGCGCGACCATAAGGACGAAATCGTTTCCGTTCCGGGGCCGGATAGCTTTGTGGACGAAAAAGGTGAGGTTATCAACCTCGAAATTAAGGTGCTGTCTCAGGCTGAAATCCAGCGCATCAATAACAATTACCGTAAGCGTTCCATCGCCACCGATAAAAAGGGGCAGCCCTACATCGCCGCTGGCGAGGTTGTATTTAAGACCGAAAAGGATAATGCAAGGGCTACCCGTCACATCATTGTGGAGGCTTTGCAGTACCCGAACCTGAAAGACAAGGAACTGATGGAGTTCTATAATTGCACCGACGTGACGGAGATGCCCACTCTGGTATTCAGCCGCGCCGATGAGTACGCCCATGTCACCCGCGCTGTTATGACCGCGCTGGGGCTGATGGAGGGGCAGACCGATGATGAGGTCATTACTGACGCAAAAAACTAATAGCCCGCACGGGAAGTCCTGAATACTGGGCGCACGTTCTTTGGCAGAGGCACAACCTCCGTATGGAGGAATATTGCGAGATGCCGAGAGAACGCCGCCTGTTTTATGTGGCGAGCGAACTGTATGAGGATGAACACCCCGTGCGGCTGGACACCGTAAAAGTAAAGACGAAAGGAGGTAAGCAGTAAATGGCGAATTTGACCGCTGTATTCGAGCTGATAGACCGAATGAGCGATAAGCTGGATGCCATAGCAGACCGTGGCGAAAATGCCATTGGGAGCTGGGAACAGGCAGAAAGCGCAGCGGACGGCGCGTATTCAACCGCGACCCGTGCCGCTGATGGAGTTGCGAGCGCGGCGACCAGTTTTGATGAGGCGAGCGGTGCGATTGACACCTTTGCCGCAGCGCAGGAAAACGCCGCAGAAGTGCTTGACGACCAAGCCGAGGTATTTGCCGAGAGTGGTCGTGCCTCCGAGGAGTACGGCGCGACATTGGATGAGTTGGCTGGTGCAGCCGAGGGCTTTGAGGATGCTGCCAACGATGCGGGAGCAGCCACAGATTACTGGACGGATAAAATCGGGAGTTATGACAAGTCTGCGATGGAGGCGATATATTCCACCGAGGAATTGGTGGAGATGGGCTACAAGTCCGCAGACGCGCTTGAAGCGGAGCTTGCCCCAGCACTTGAAAAGTGTGAGCAGTCGGCAACGTCACTGTCCCGCGCTATGGATGCTGCGACCCCTGTTCAAGAGGAATTGACAACCGCCATTGAAAAGGGCAGCGAGGCACTGGAAGAACTGGCTGATAATGAGAGCGTTTCCGTTGATACGAAGAATGAGTTGACGCGGGCGGCTGAAAAAGCGCAGGAGGCTTTGGACGAGCTTGCCGCAGCACAGGAAGATGCAGCGGCGGCAATGGATGAGTACGACGCGATTATTACATCCGGCACAAATGACCTTGATGAACTGGCAAGGGCGGCAGAACGCGCAGGAACGGCGGCTGACAACCTCTCGGCGGCGCAGGATAAGGCAGCGGAGGCAGCAGAGGATTTATCCAATGCGGCAGGAAAAGCGGCTGACGAGGCAGAAAACGGCGGCAAAAAGGGTGTGGAGGCTATCGGCGCTATATCCAGTGCGCTGGCAGCAGCCGGTATCACTGCCGCTCTGAAAGAAGCAGCCGAAGCAGCCTACGAGTTGGCTGGTGCTTTCGATGAGGCAGAGAGCGTTATCGTCAGAGCTACTGGAGCGTCGGGAGATGCACTTGACAGCTTGAGCGCGTCGATGCTTAGTGTCTATGCGCAGGTGGAGGATGCAGACCTGAACAACACGGCGGCAGCGATTGGAGAAATCAACACCCGCCTCGGATTGACCGGGGATGCGCTCGAAACTGAAACGAGGCTGTTCATGGACTTTGCGGACATCACCGGCAGTAATGTCGTCACCTCTGTCCAGAACGTCACGCAAATGATGAGGCGATGGAACGTGAGCGTCGAGGACAGCGAGTTCCTGCTTGACAGACTGGCGTATGCTGCACAGGCATCCGGCATTGGTGTGGATGAGTTGTCAGGGCTGGTCACGTCTAATAAAGCTGTTCTCGACCAGTTGGGTTTCTCGCTTGATGAGGCAATTGCGATGTTCTCCCAGTTTGAGTTGGAGGGCATCAATACAACGTCTGTTATGGCTGGTTTGAGGACTGCACTCACCAGCGGCACGATACAATCCCTTGAGGATTTGTACGACATATTTGACCAGATTGCAGCCGGAGAAATCACGGCATCCGATGCGGCAGACATATTCGGCACGAAAGCTGGCGCAGAGATTGTGGCGGCGGTAGACCAAGGCGCGATGTCGCTCGATGCCTTTGTCACGCAGTTGGAGAATTGCCAAGGAACGCTCGAAGCCACAGAGCAGCAAGCGGACACCTTTGGGGATAAGTGGACACAGGCAGGAAACACGTTCCGTGCCGCGATGGACACCGCTATCGCTCCGACCGTAGCCAAGGTATCAGAGGGCTTTGCGACGATGGCACAGGGTGTGGCGAATTTCCTGAATGAACACCCTGTTGTTACAAAAGCCCTGACCGCCATTGCGGTTGGACTGGGCGTAGTGGTGGCTGGCATTGCCGGAGTTACGTTCGTAACGCAGGTGGCGATACCAGCTATTTCGGCGTTTGGTGTGGCTCTCAATGCGGCAATGGGGCCAATCGGATGGATTGCTCTCGGCATCACCGCAGTCGTGGCAGCGGGCACAGCCCTTGTCGCTATGCTGTCGGACAACGAGGATGAGTACAACACATGGACACGGACGACACAGCAGCAGTATGACGCGCTGCAAGACCTGAACAGCGAGTATGAGAGAGCCGCCGCCACCTACGGAGAGACTTCCGAGGAGGCATTACGGCTGCAATACCAGATTGAGGATTTGTCGGCAGAGTTCGAGGCTGGCAAGCAGAGCGTCGAGCAGTTTGTAGACGAGTGCGATGCACTGGTGGACAGCCATAATGAACTGGTAGCGTCCTATGCCGAGGGCATGGCTTCTGCCCACGAGGAGGAGCTGGGGACGTTGGGGCTTATCCAAAAACTTGAGGACTTGGCAACGAGTTCCGAGCAGACGGCTGGCACACAGGCGCAGATGCAAGCGGTTATAGACCAGCTCAACAGCACGTTCCCTGACCTTGCCCTGAATATTGACGATGTGACTACTTCCACCGACGCAATGGTGGAAGTACTGAAAAGAGCAGCGCAGGAACAGGCGAGGCAGCAGGAATACCAGCAGTCATATCAGACGTATGTGGATGCCATTCAGGAGCACGCTCGTTTGGAGGAACAGCTTGCAGAGGCACAGGCAAATCTCAACGCCGAGCTTGAGGCAACCGGGTATTACTGGGATGAGACGGCTCAAGATTACACGAACGGATGGGCATATACCAATGGTTTGTGGGCGCAATGGACGACGAATATTGACGAGTACCGTGGTACGGTGGATGAACTGACAGTGGCATTGGCAGAGAATGAGGCTATTCAGGCACAGTGCGAGGCGACCATCAATGAGTATGCCGAAAGCATAACCGACACCGAAGAAGCGACGATAAGCTATGAACAGGCTGCGGCGATTGCTTTCCAATCCGTGCAGGAGGAAATCGAGGAGCTTTGCAAAGCCTACGACGACGCATATCAAGCCGCGCTGTCCTCGTTTGAGGGACAGTTCAGCCTCTTTGACACGGCGACTACCGAGAGCGAAACCTATATGAACAGCACGGTCGAAAACGCACAGGCGGCGTTGGAGAGCCAGCTTGCATACTGGGAGAGCTATTCGGCAAATATCGACACGTTGAGGAGCAAGTCGGCAGACGACCTTGGCATCACGCAGGAGAATTACGAACTGCTCATGTCCTTTGTACAGGATGGGAGCGAGGAGGCGGCTGGTCTTGCCGCGTCCATGGTGGAGGCAATCGAAAGCGGCAACGAGGATGCCGTGGCAGCACTTGCGGAAACGGCTGGCAATGTCCAGTCAACCCGTGAAGAGGTTGCGGCAAATATCGCTGACTGGCAGACGAACTTCAATTCCACGATGGATGAGTTGGAACAGCGCATGGATGAAGCGGTTGACAACCTCAACCTTGATGCAGAGGCGAGCGAGGCGGCAAAAGCT